CGATGAACACGGCTGGACTCATCGCGACGCGTGGGCGCCGTGTGGCGCCCGTGGGCGAACGTGGGGCTAAAGGGCGCACCAGCGTCAGGTTCAGGGCTTGCGTCGCGATAGGAGTGATGTGAACATCTGTTCTATGCAGAACCGGCCATCGCAGAATCCCCGCGACGACGCCATTCGGGCGGCGCTGCGAGATGGGGCTGTCCTCGCCGGCATCGTGACGGGCGAATTCCAGGCCACGTACCAAGGCCCCGAGCGGACCGAGTACCTGCGCGTCCTGGCCGGCAACGTCACTGACCTCGGCGGTGGCCTCGAGCAGAGCCCGGACGGGATTGCCGTCGTCTTCCCGGGCCGGCGCATCGTGGTTCGCTTTGGTGCTAGTGCCGGGCACCGGTAGGATGGGACAGTGGCGGAGATCGACGACGCTGGACCAAGCCGGCCAGCGGAACCAACGTCGCTCGCCGCGGCACGGCGGCGCGACCTGAACCGCCGATTACGGGCGGCGTTCCTGGCCGGTGCCGAGGAGCATTCCCTGCAGAGCCGGGGCCGCGGTCTAACGGAGGAAGAGCTTGAACGTATGCTCCGTCGCTACCCGGGCAACCCGGGCGAGCGGTTGGGCCTTGTCGAGTAGGTCCGGCCAACCCGCATCGACCAGGCCGGGGCTCCACGACACCGCGACAGTGGGGCCCTTGAAGAGCCCCACACGTGTCGCGTGTTGGTCGGGAGAGCCGACGCGACACGGCTGCGACAGGAGGCGCGACAGCACCACGCCTCGACGCGACATCGGCGCGACGTCGTCCACGACATCGACTGCAGCCACCTCCGGGATCGTTGCCGACACGTCCCGCGACACCTTGCCTTTCAGCGTGTGGCACGTTGGTACGTCGCGGACTCGCCCCGGCCTTCGACCGTGAACCGCTGGGAACGCCGCGGGGTTGCCTTGATCCCACGCCGCAGGGCCGCGCGGACGCTGTCGGCCTTGAGCGGCTCCTCGTCTTCCTCGAGCTCAGCGTTGACCTTCTCGACGATCACGGCAACGGTCAGGGCCTCACCGGCGAGGACCTCGTCGATCCGATCTGCGAGGACGACTCCGTAATCGAGCTCGGTGACCTCGCCGAGGCGGTCTTCATGCCAAGTCGCCTGGACGATGAAGCGGCCGAGGGCCGCGTAGTTGTTGTGTTTGCGGTGCTGGAGGATCGCCCGCTCGCCGTCGCGCTTGAGCGACCACGTTGTCCGTGCGAGGTTGTGCCAGAAGACGGAACCGAACGGATACCGGAGGTCGTCGGCTCGATTGACGTGGCCGAGCGAGAGGGCCGGCAGGCCGATGTACTCGAGGCCTCCGGCGTAGAGGGCCGCCGCTTCGGGCTTCATCGGATCGAGCCCGGCGCAGGCTGGCACGATCGAGTCGATCACGACGTACGTCGCGCCGAGCGCGAGGGCAAGATCCCGGACCTCGGTGACCTGTTCCCAGAGTGGCCCACGACGGCTCTGCCAGGAGGCGGTCAGCGGCGCCACATGGATGACGTGTCCCAGGACGTCGGCGCCGCCGAGTCCGGACACCCGCCGCGCCCACTCGCCCGGGTGGTTCTCGTAATCGAGGACCAACACCGTGGCGCCGTCGCGGACGAGACGGACGATCCACCAGGCTGTCTCAACGCCCTTCCCGGCCCCACCGGTGCCGTAGAGAATGGTGTGGCCCTCAGGGTCCAGTCGCTCGATGAGGAGCGGAGGAGGTGGGTCGGTCGATATCGCGGACAGGAGTCGGGCTCCCAGACGTTCGGAAACGTCCGCCGCCATCGTCGCCTCCGTCGGCCAACCTGTCGCGTGAGGCGACGACTCGCGGAGTGCCGCAGCCTCCTCGGGCGTGACAACCTCGAGTGGGCGATCGGGTACAACGAGTGGGCCGATCACGCGGCCACGCCTTGGCGCTTCAACGCCGACTCGATGGTCGCCTGCGCTTCGGCGTCCTCGAGGCCTGCCGAGTTGGCGGCGCGACGAAGGACCGCCTCAGCAATGTCGGGACGGATGCCCTCCTCAAAGGCTCGGCAGGCCGCCCAGAAGAGGATCGAATTGCGGTTGCCAGCCGGCTCGTCCCGGACGGCGCAGGCAAGGGCGTCGAGTGCCGCACCGGGATCGGGGGTTCGCGCGCACGCACGACCCCTGGAAACGCTCCTCGTCTGAGCTGGTTCGCTGATCAGCGTGGTCAGCCATTCCGGGGCCTCGGCTGGGATCAAGTCATCCGGCAGCCACAACCAGCGGTACTGGCCCGCGGTGACGCTTGGCGGAGCCAGAACTCCGCCCGTTGTCTTGAATTCGCCGATATGGGCCCCTTCGAGGAGGAGCTTGCGGGTCGTCGAGACGCGATCGACGGGCTTGACGTACAAATGCAGCCCGCCGCGACCGGTTGAGTTGACAGGAGTCTCCGGGAGGACGTACCCATGGCCGTCCAGGTAGGCGAAGAATGCCGGCAGGTGCGGCGCCTCGATGTCGAACACGGCGAAGGCCTCACCGCAAATCAGCCCGACATTCGCATAAGGCTCACGCGGCCACTGCCGGCGGATCAGGTCGGGGTCCGTGGTGGCGCTCGTCTGCCAGCCGGTGAAGAGCGCCTTCTTGCGGCCCGCTTCGATGGGGTAGACGCGCCAGCCATGCTCGGCGTAGGTGAGCGCCCACTCCCGCGCCGTCCGCGATTCGCTCACCCGCTACCGGCCTCGCCCGGCGCCGCCGGGCCGCTCGATTGGGGTCCGCTCCGGCGGACCCGCTGACGTCAGCCTGAGGTCGGCGATTCGGCAGAACCGGCGGCGAGTTTCGTCGCTCCAGCCTCGGGCACGAGACGTCCGCCGCGGACGGTCGCCCCCACGACCATCGCGGCCCCGATCAGGACGATGTTTTTGATGATGTACTGGCCCTCGAGCGTCGGCGCGTATGGGAAGCGGCTGAACGTCTCGCCAGGGAAGAGGAAGAGCGGGGTGATCGTGCCGGCCATCTGGAGGGCCAGGAGGAAGAGCGTCGCCCGGAGGAAGCGACCGCTCAGGAGTCCCAGGCCAATGAGCGTCTCCCACGCGGCGAGGATCGGGAGCGAGGTCGACGGCGGCATCGCGCCACCCGTCAGCTGCGCGATCGTCCGGGCGGCCAGGTCCTCGGCCGGGCTCATGCCCGGGAAGAATTTGAGCACGCCGAACCAGAGGAAGACCACGCCGAGCCCGACCCGGAGCGTCGGCACCGCCGCTCGCGCCAGGAACCCGGTGATCCGGGCGTCGAGTTGCTCGTACGCCCGAGCCAGCGCGCTCCGATTCACGGCGCCAGCATCCCACGGTCACCGTCCCGGCGGTTTCGGTCGCCCGGTCCATGCCTACGCCACCCCGGCCTTGGCGCGGCGCCGACGGCCCGGAATCTCGATGATCCGGTGGCGGATGGTGTAGTTCAAACCTTCACGGATGCCCGTGGGAGTCGGGACTCCACCAAGTCCATCGACAGGCTGGGGGAACCGGTACTCGACGTGCACCTTGGTCGTCTTCGTCCCGTCTGGGCCCAGGTGAGTCAGGACGCGGACTCGAGTGAGGAGCCGGACGATCTCATGCCGTTCTGCGTCCGTCAGCCCGGCGTCGATCCGTCGTCGAACCTCACCGAGCAGGTCCACCTCGGTGGGGGACGGAGGTAGGTCGGCGGCCGGCTGGAGCGCCGTGAGCCGCCGCTCGAGTTCCGAACGCTGGCCAGCGATCCCGGCGAGCTTCGTCTGGAGTTCTGCCTTGGTCATGACCCCACCGACGGCGAGGTCGATCGCCCGGCTGCGCTGCTCGTCGAGGGCCTCGATGGCTCGGGCCAGCGTGATGCTCTCGGCCTCAGCCACTGCTGCTTCGCCCTCGTGGTTCGCCTCGGCGGCGAGATCGGCGAGGACGTCGCCGGGATCGCGCAGGAAGCGCTCGATGTCGGTCCAGACCGCAGGCTCCAGCTTGCGGCCGGCCACCATGGAGCTCGGACAGCGGCCCTCGAACTCGCCGCGTTCGGCGTGGCGTCCGCCGCACCGGTACCACCACTGGCCCGGACGGCCCTGGCTGGCGGTGTAGGCGAGGCCGCACGTCCCGCATGCGATCACGCCGCCCAGCAGGTATACGCGGCTCGTGTTCTTGGGGATAGTGCGGTTGCGCGCGAGCGCCTCCTGGGCGGCATGCCAGAGCTCGGCCGAGACCAGCGGCTCGACCTGAGCTTCGATGATCTCGTGGCCGCGTCGCTCGCTGCGGGCGCTCCGCTGGTCGATCCGCCGGCCGTATTGAAGGACCCCCTTGTAAACGGGGTTGACCAGCATGTTGCGGACCCGGCCAGCCCGCCAGCGGCCCTGGGTCGCCCGGCCCCGGACGCCGCGCCCGTCGCGGACGTAGTGGGTCGTGATGGCGAGGGCGTTGAGCTCGGTCGCCACGCTGCGGCAACTGCGGCCCTCGAGGGCGATCCATTGGTAGATGTTGTGGATGACGTCAGCCGCCGCGAGATCGCCCCGCACGAGTGCCCTGTCCGGCTCCAAACGCGCGGTTTGCTTGGTCCCCGCGACCCGGTAGCCGTAGGGCACGATGCCGCCGGTGTAGCGGCCCTCCCGGGCGGCCCGATCCATGCCCCGGGCCGAATTCGCAAGGAAGGTCACCCGAGCGTTGTCGTCGATGACCGACATGATGTCGCCAACGAGCGGGTTCACTTCGCCCTCGAGGGTCATGAGGCGAATGCCGAGCCACCGCAATCGGCGCCGCGAGAGGAGGACGTCGGGGGCGTCGCGGCCGAGCCGGTCCGTCGTCACGATCCAAAGCTCGTCGAACCGCCCGGCGGCCGCATCGTCGAGGAGTTGACGACCTCCGAGTCGATCCGCGAGTGCGATCGTGCCCGACACGCCGTCGTCCGAGTACTTGGCGACGACCTCGATGTCCGACTCGCGAGCGAGGCGGCGCTCCAAAGCGTCGGTCTGGGTCCGGATCGTCTCGCGCTCGCGCTGGTCTTCGCTCGACACCCGCTCATAGGTCGCCACCCGCCGCGTCGCGGTCGGGGCGGTCATGGTCATCGCTGGCCTCCGTCGCCGCGGCCCGGCAGGACGCGGGGGAGGCCCAAGACCACCCGGAGCGCTGCCCGCATTGACTCGCGGTCAGCGGACCATTCACGCTCTGTGTGGAGCGATCTGGCAAGGCGTTTCTGTGGGCGCGCCGTGTCGGCGCCCTGTGCATCAAGCGGCTCGCGGACGACGGCCAATCGGAGGCGGGCAAAGCGGCTCACCGGTCGCTCACCCAGTCGATTCCGCGTGTCTCGTAAACCGAGACGAACTCGTCCTCGCGCTCGATGTTCGCCAAGGCGAAGAGGGCGTCGCACCAGGCGGCCACCCCGTCGATCTTCTCGGAGCTCTTCTCGCGGTCGGGCTTGATGTTGCCGGCCGGGTCCGTCGCCGCGGCGGCGTTGGCGACCATCCAGGCGGTCACGGGGTTGCCGTCGTGGTGCACGAGGCCGGCCGCGATGTCGGCCTCGAGGCGCTTGGCCGGCGCAGAGAGGCTGGCGAAGCCCTGCCCGACCTCGACCACGTCGAAGCCTGCATCCTGCAGCTCAGGCGTCAGCCAGGCGGTGTTCCAGCGGTCGATGCCGATCGGGCGGACCCCGATCGCGCTGGTCTCCATGACGTCGGCGAGGATCCGGCGCTGGTCGACGCGGTTGCCCGCGGTCGTCGTGATCCAACCATCGCGGATCCAGACGTCGTAGGGCACGTGGTCGCGGCGGACGCGCTCGGCGACGTTCGCCTCGGGCATCCAGTACCGGATCCGGAGGTCATAGCAGCGCCCCACGTGGCCCTCCGCCTCGCACGTCTCGCGCGGCCGGACGATCGCGTAGGCGGTCAGGTCCGTCGTCGAGGACAGGTCGAGACCGCCGACCGCGTGGGAGCTGCCGCCGAGCGGCGTCGGGCGGCTGGCCTCGGCCGCGCTCGCGAACGCCGACGCATCGAGCCACTTGCCGGAGCCCTCGGTCCAGATGCAGAAGCACAGGCGCTTGACGACCGACTGCTGGGCGGGCTTGCCGAGGGCCTCGCGGACCATCTCCCGGAGGTACTGACGGGGCAGGCTGACGCCGAGGTTGGGGTTGGCCTTCTCCCACACGGCCTCGTCGGTCCAGCTGTCGCAGCCCGCGCAGCCGTCGACCGGCATCCCGCCCGGTCGATGCTCGTCGCACATGTCGAGGCCGGCCACGAAGCCGAACCAGGAATCGTCCTCGAGCACGCCCTCGAGGACGTTGATCGAGTACTGGTGGTCGGCCCAGCAGACCGAGTGGCGGTCGTAGCCCGAGTTCGTGATCCGGAAGATGAGGGCCTCGCGCCAGCCCTTGGTCCCGGCCCGCATCGCGTCGATGACCTCGGGGCTCGGATGGGCGTGCTCCTCTTCGATGATCGCGATGTAGACGCGTGGCCCGTGGAGGTTCTTGGCCTCGGACGATAGGTAGGTGAAGGAGCTGCCCTTGGGGCCAGCCAGGGCGTGGGCGAAGACCTCGACCCGAGCGCTGAGAGCGGGCGACTTCTGGACCATCAGCCGGGCGTCGTTCCAGGGGATGACCGACTGGGCGCGGCTTGGCGCGGCGCTGTAGACGGCCGCACCCGAGCGGCCCTCGCCGGCCATGCTGTAGAGGCCGATCCCGGCCGCCATGGGCGTCTTACCCGAGCCCTTGCCGGTCTCGATGTAGGCGTTTCGGATGAGGCGGACCCAGACGCCGTCCTCGTCCTGGTGATACCAGCCGAAGATCGAGCCCACGATAAATGCCTGCCAGGGCCCGAGGATGAACGGCTTGTCCTCGAAGTCGCCCTCGTGCAGGCGGAGGAAGCTGAAGAAGCGGATCGCCCGACCGGCCTTGGCCGCGTCGAACCGGAGGTCCGGGCGATCGAGCCACCGGAGATGCCGCCCGCAGAGGAGGCGAACGTAGCGGTTGGCGACGATCCCGCCCTCGACCACGGCGCGGGCGTACTCACCGACGATGGCGGCCGCGGCCTCGTTGTCGCTCATGGCATGGGCGGTTCGAGGCGGTGCGGCGATCGTCACGCCTCGTCGCTCCGCAAGAAGGCCTCGAACGGATCGACCTCCTCGGACACGGCTCGGCCCGAGAGGCCCGCCCGCGCGGCCGGTGACAGGCCGAGCTCGCGGGCCATGGCCCGGATGACCATGCCCTCGTCGCGGACGATCTGGTGGAGCGGCGACTTGACGAGCTCGCCGCGCCGCGCGCCGCGACCTCCGGCGATGATGAGCGGCCCCGAGCCCTGGAGCATCGTCGCCGCATGGACATAGCGAGCGACCGCCTCGCAGTAGAGGCGAAGGACATCGCGGTCGACGGCGGTGATGACGCCGGTTGGGCCCATCTCCCGCACGACATGGCGCCAGACGGTCTTGGCCGCTGGGCTCATGTCCAGGGGCATCCGCGGTCGGCCATCGCGCGGCACCGGCTCGCGGCGGTTGAGGCGGGAGGGCCGTGTCTCGCCGTGGAGGAGCTTGAGCCGCGTCGGCATCGGAGCCGGACCTCGCCTACCCATCGAAGACCACCGTCGAATGTGGGTAACTCCGCTTGCTAACGTGGCCGATAGAGTGTAGATTAGTGGACATGAAGACCACCACCCGACCCGAGACCAGCCAGGAACGACTCAACCGCCTGATGACCGAGGCGCAGCGACGCCTGCCGGTCGGCGCCACGATCACGAACCGCCGCGGGACCGCCCGCTGGAACGGCGACGCGTGGGTGTACGGGAAGGGACGGTAAGAACGGATGGAGACGACTACGAAGGAGAGCGAGATGACGAAGGAGCAGCGGGCCATCGAAGCCCAGCGGATCGCCGAGGCGAACGAGGGGACGATCACCTTCATCGAGGACGACGCCGAATACTTCGAGATCCGGCACACCGTCCGCGGCACCATCAACGGCATCGAGGCCGACGCGATCGTCAGCACTCACTTCGAGTGGAACGAGTTTCGGTTCGAGGGGTTCTAGACGATCCGCAGCGCAACCAAGGAGATCGGGATGACGACCGAGACGACGAACTTCGAGACGCTGACCCACGCGGCGCTTCGGCTCGACGAGGCGGAGCGGGCCGTGCGGATCGCCGAACACCGCATCAACAGCCTGGTCCCCGGCGCTCCACTCCGGTACGGCGTCGAGGACACCCGGCGCCTCCGGGCCGCGGTCGCCGAACTCGAGGCTGCTCGGGTCGCGTACGACGCGGCGCAGGACCTTCCCGCCCCCACTGACTGAACGATGCTGACCCTCACCGAGGCTTCCGCCCGGCTCGGGGTGGCGGCCTCGACCCTTCGCCACCAGGTCCAGGCCGGACGCCTTCAGGCGCGCCTCATCGGCAAGACCTACGTCGTCACGGCCCGTGAGGTCGAGCGGTACCGGGCGACGTCCCTCGGGAAGCCGGGCCGCCCTACCCATCGACCCGCTCCGCCTTCTGGCCGCTGAACGCCTGCCAGCGCTCGATCGCGAGGGCCACGAAGCGCGGGTCGATCTCCATCCCGTAGCAGCGGCGGTTCAATGTTTCGGCGGCGATGAGCGTCGTGCCCGAGCCCAGGAACGGGTCGTAGACCGCGTCGCCCGGCGCAGTGTGGTTGCGGATCGGGATCTCGGAGAGGAGGACCGGCTTCTGGGTCGGGTGGTCGAACTTCGCCTCGGTGCTGTGGGCGTGGATCTTCTTGGGCGACGGCGCCCGCCAGATCGTCGACTGGTTGCGCTCGCCGGAAAAGAGGTTGGCGACGCCCGGTCGGCGAACCACCCAGCACGGCTCGTGCTCCCAGTGGTACCAGGAGCGGCCCATCGTGAACTGGCCCTTGTCCCAGATCACCTGGCAGACGAGCTCGAAGCCGATCGCCTGGAGCCCCTGCGCCACTTCAACCGAGTGGACGTCGGCATGCCAGACGTATCCGACGGCCAGGGACGGGACGAGGGCGAAGGCCGCTGACCAGTCGGCCCGCGTGTCCTCCGATACGGTCACGTTGCGATGGCCGGCCGTGCGCGTCCCCGCCTGGCCGTCGCCCTGCATCTTGCGGCGACGGACGAGGGAGGGCTTGGCCGCCGGCGCCAAGCGGTCGTAGCCGGCTTCGTCGCGCCAGGTGGGATCGAGCGAGACGCCATACGGTGGATCAGTGGCGAGCAGCCGCGGCTCGGCGCCGTCGAGGAGGCGGGCGACGTCGGTGGCGTCCGTCGCGTCGCCGCATATCAGGCGGTGGTCGCCGAGCAGCCATAGCTCGCCCGCCTTGACGAACGTCTCGGCGGGCGCGTCGGGGATAGCGTCGGGATCGGTCAGGCCGGGCTTCGGCGGTGCCAGTTCGGCCAGGAGCCGGCGCAGGCCCGCGTCGTCGACGCTGACCTCGGCCAGGAGTTCCGCCAACCGTTCGGTGCTCTGTTCGGCCATCGCCCCGATCGGGTCGAGCGTCGCGAGGACGAGCGCCTCCTCCTCCGCCGAGATCTCGAGGTAGAGGACCGGCACCGTCGCCTCGCCCCGGCCGATCGCCTCTTCGAGGCGGGCGTGGCCGTCAACGACGTGGCCGGTCGTCCGGTTGACGAGGACCTGGGCGACCCAGCCAACCGTTTCGAGCGAGCCCCGCAGGGCGTCGCGCTGGCGCGCCGGATGGGTCCGCCAATTGCGGGGGTTGGCGAGGAGCTGCGTCGGGTCCTCGTCGCCGGAGCCGACGATCCGGTTCCGCAGTGCCGCCGTGGCAGTCGAGCCACGCTTCGTACGGGTCGTCGTCATCTTCGGCCTTGCATCTCGGCGCGATCGGAGTGATGGATGTCCGTCCGAACGCCAGAACGGCGTTCAAGAACGAACGGAGGAGCGACATGGCGGATCTCCGCAAATGCATCGGGTCGGCGAAGTTCGGCATCGAGGCGCACGACGCGCCGGCCGCCGACTTCCCGGTCCAGCCCAGCCAGAAGGGCGGTCTCGGCCGGATGTGCCGGACCCACTGGACCCAGTACACGACCGCGCTCCGAACGGCGGCCCTGGCCCGCAAGGCCGCCGAAGCGGAGGTGGCCAGCGACGTCGCACCGACCGGGTCGAAACCGGCTGCTTCCCCCATACGCCGGACCGCCGAGCGGCCGACGCCGGAACCGATCCGGACGAGGCCGGCGCGGGGACGAAAGACGGAGGGCGAGCAGATCGTCGAGGCCGTCGACGCGGCCATCGCCCGCGAGGCGGCCAAGGAGGCCAGCATCGCGTAGACCTCCCCGCAGCCGAACCTCGGGCCCCGGGCGCAAGCCTGGGGCCCTTCTTCGTGGGGTGGCGTCGATGGCCGGGATCTGGCTCATGGCCGTGCTCCGGGGCGCTGTGGCGCCCGTGGGCGAAGGTGGGCCCGTCGGGCGCCGTCGCGGAAGTTGCAGTGAGCGCAGGCGGGGAGGA